TATGAATAATAAGGTTAAAATCGATCATGTCAGATTATAAAGTATTTAAAGAAAAATCATTGGCCGATATCTTTGAAGATATTTACAACAACTCATCAGATAATAAAAAACAACTAGATGTGCTGATTAGAGAAGTAGTGCAATTTATTAAAGATGGAGATACAGCGGTACAGTTAATTCCAGCTATTAAAGAATATTTAGATATTAAGGTTAAGAACGATGAACAGTTAGTAAAAATGGCAGCTATTGTTCAAAGATTGGTTGTAGGTGAGCAAAAAGGTTCTAGTGAGTTTGAATTTGGTTTGTCGGATAAAGAAAAAGAAGATTTGTTAAAATCTTTAGATCCGGTAGCTAATGATTTACAAAAATATACAGATGAAATCAATAGTAAAATAGAACCAGAATCAACTAAAATAGTAGAATCATAATGGATAAAGGTAAATTTTTTGAAAAAAGCGAACCTATAGGAACTAAAGGGGATGATGTAGGTGGTAGATTTGTTCTTAGAAGTGAAATTTATTCTTTAATAAAAAGGTATGCAGAAGATAATAGATTTGCATCTTTTGAAATAGATTTTTTGAAAGTAAGCAAAGTATGGGATACTGTAGATGATGCGGCAGATGATATGAGTAAATTTGGAATGGTGTCAGGTAAATTTATTTATAGTGAATCACAAAAATTACAAAAAACTTCAAAAGCGTATCCGTTAAACGTTAGTTCATTTGAGTTACCACTTCCAAAAGAAATTATACCAGTTATAAAATATAATGAAATTAATTATTATTTAGATCAACTTACTTTAAATGGACTTATACCATCATATAGTCCTGAAATTGGTATGACTGATTTACCTTCAAATACATTAAAAACTATACAAGAAAGAGTTGAAGGTTATGATGCTCCTAAAAATCCCAAGAAAAGACCAATAGTAAATCAAGGTTCAAAGCAGATTAGTAGTAGATATGGTTCTTCTATTTTAATGGATCATAGGGAAGCAAAACCTAGTATTAGATTAAGTAATAATCAAAGTCAATCTCCACAAAATGCATCATTTTTCTCACCAACATTTTTTAGAGAAGGATCTACTATTTTATTAGATAGTGATACTACAGAAAATTTTCCCATGGCTTCTGTACAAAATGTACAGAGAATGAATGATAATAATGGTAATAAGATTATAATAAATTCTGATCAATTGATATTTCAAAGTAGACAAGATTCTATACATATAAACAGTCCTGATACCATTTATATTAATGCACCAAATGTTAAAATTAATAATGAACCGGCAGTAATGGGATATGAGGTATCTGATGTTCTGCATCAAATATTAGATATGTTGGGAAAAATTATATCAGGTATTTTATCTCATCCAACTACCGCAGGAGGATTCACTTCGGGTGCCCAACAAGCTGCAGCGGAAACATACCTTATGGATATACGTGAGCAGTTAGATGAATTTCTGGCTACAAATGGAAAACACGGTATTAGTAAATTAAAAGATGGTATATCTGAATCTAAAGCTGGTGATATATAATGGCTAAAACATTTGTGGGTAAAAATATAGAAAGAGGAGTTAATAGTATAACAACTCCAGTTAATGAAGAAACTGTAAAATTAAAGAAGATGAATCGGAAGCTTAAAAAAGCTAAAAAACCTGGAATGGAAGGGTCTATATCGTTAAAAGATCTTCAGGATATGGAAACAAATTTAGCGGCTATTGACGCGATATTAAATAAAGTAGATGTATCTAGAGTTGATAAGTTAATTACTGGAGCTAGAAAATTTATAAGGTTGACAAAGGCGGGACTCAAAGCCGCTAAAATAGCTGCTAGTGCAGTAAATCCAACAGTAGGCGCAAATATGGAATCAATGATGGTTGGACAAAAATATATTGATGATGGTGAAGAAACAATAGATGGAGTAGCAGTACCTTCCATGACAGGAGCAGGCATTCAAATTTCAGACAGTAAAGGATTAGTGACAGAAAATGCTACATTAATCAATGATGCTAAAGTAGTTAAAGAAAAAGGTGTAGATCCAAAACTAGCTCTTTTGGAGTCAAAGTGGACAAGGGCTTTAAGAGAAGGTAATGCAGTTGTATTTTATTTAGAAAGTAGTGAAAATAATGAATTTGTAAATGCAGACCCCCAACGATATCAAAGTGTTTTAGTAGAAGCAAGGGCTACAGGACAGTTAAGTAAAGTGCAATCTGACGAAGATGTTACTATACAAAACAGAATGAAAGTGGAAATAGACAATCTTAAATTGATGGCAAATTTACAAACAGATTATAATGAATATTATAGTATGGTAAATGAGTTAAAAAGTAAAGAGGAAGAGAGAGACGGATATATAGCAGATGATCCAGATATGTTTGCATTAGATATAGAAGATTTGAATGAGGAAATTAGTATTTTAAAATCTAGTAGAGATATCAGTAGTGGTAGATTATTAGATACTAATAAAACATATAAGGATAATTTAACTACTTTAAAATCCATAGGTGCAGGGAAATCTCCTACTGGAATGTTAAATAGTCGTGAAGTAATGACGTTATCAAGTTCCCAGAAAGAAAGTTTATCTAATGAAGTAGACTCTGCAATGTCAATTGCAAGAAATTTTTCACGAAATCTAGGAATGAATGCAGTTTATATAGATAAAGCAGAACCTGCTATAAAATACGATTTTCAATTGTTGTGGGATCTTACAAAAGATCAAAATGGAATGTTTAAGCTAGTAATAGTTCTTGAAAATAGATCAGCTTAATTGTTAAAAATAATAGTTATTAAATAATGGAGTAAATTATGAAAAAAGGCGAGATGATAAAAATAATAGAACGAGTAGTTCGTAAGGAAGTTAAAAAACAAATGAATGAGATATTTATTAAAGAAGGAAACTCTACTTCTCTCACCGAATTAGTTTCAAAATCATTAACCGAAAAAGAGTTTAAAGAGCCAATTAGAAAAGAATATAAAGTTGGTAAAAAAGAAGAAATTAAATATACGAAAAATAAAGAGTTAAATAAAGTTTTGAATGAAACTAAAGGTGGACTCCCCCAGGGTGATGGAACTGAATCTTATCCTACGATGGGTGGAGGAATATTCGATTCGAATAAAGTAACAGAGGTAGCAATGCAGAGCGGAGAATTTGGAAACACTGGTGAATTTAAAAGAGAATTGGGCGCTGCAATGACAGCTAAGTCAGCAGGAGTACCAATTGAAAAAGTTCCAGAATCTACAATGAACGCTTTAACAAGAGATTATAGTGATTTAATGAAAGCGATAGATAAGAAGAAAACAAATGGCGTCGAATAGAGAATATGATCAAGATCCAGATGTTACTATAGGGATAAGATTGCCAATTGATGAAAATTGGACACCATCAGAATCTACTATGACTGCAGCTGAGTTTAATATTCAAAATTTACTTAAAACTAAATTTGGTGAAAGAGTGGCTCATCCTACTTTTGGATGTGCTCTAGCATCTATTTTATTTGAGCAAATGGATGATTCTATAAATGATAAAGTAGATGAAGCACTAAATGATGCAATAGATAAATGGCTTCCCTATATTAGAATTGTAAATATAGATACCAAAATAGATGATCGTAATAGAAGATTGAACATTTCACTTACGTATGCTCTAAAAAATGACCCAACTAGAACAAATACTACTATGATTGTATATACTTAGGAGTTAAAATATGCCAACTTATAAAAAAGATATATCATATTTAGGAAGAGATTTTGCAGGTTTAAGAGGAAACCTTATAGAATTTGCAAAAACATATTTTCCTAATACTTATAAAGATTTTAATGAATCTGCTCCTGGCACTATGTTTTTAGAATCTGCAGCATATGTTGGAGATGTTTTGGGTTATTACATTGATGCTATGTTTAAAGAAAGTTTGTTACCTTATGCAGAAGAAAAAAATCAAGTATATAATATAGCACAATTTATGGGATATACTCCCAGATTGATATCACCATCCATGGCTACAGTTACTTTTTCACAGGAAGTTCCAGCTATGACTGATGACCCAACACAACCAGATTATGATTATGCTTTAAATGTTAAAGCAACTACTAGACTATTCGCTCCTAATTTTGGAGTTGAATATAGATTGTTAACTGATTGTAATTTTAAAGTAGACCAGGGAGATGTTGTAAAAGAAATTTCACAAACATCTACTACTGGAACTATTGAATATTATAGATTACATAAAAAAGTAACAGTTGTAAGTGGGTATAGTAAAACAGAAACATTTACATTTGGAAGCCCAATTAAATATGATAGAATAACCTTATCAGAAGAAAATGTAACAGATATTATTTCTGTAACCGATGGAGACGGAAATACTTGGTACGAGGTCCCATTTTTAGCACAAGATATGGTTTTTTCAGAATTTCAAAATATAGAGTCTAATGATACATCATTAGTTCAATTTGATGATACAAATCCATATATTTTAAAAAGATTAAAAACATCAAAAAGATTTAGAACATATGTAAGACCAGATAAAAAAACTGAAATTCGGTTTGGGGCAGGGACTTTAGTGACTCCTGATGAAGAATTAATTCCAAATCCCGATAATGTTGGTAGTAATCTACCAGGGTCACCATCTAAATTAGGAATTGCTTTTGATCCCAATAATTTTACAAAAACAAGAGCGTATGGTGAAGCCCCGTCTAATACTACATTGGAAATTACTTATGCATTTGATGGTGGTTCTAAACATAATGTTAGGTCAGGCGAAATAAATTCTTTTGCTTCTAAAATTGTTACAAGTTTACCTTCAACGTTGGATGGTAGTAAAATAACGAGAGTTAATAATTCATTGAGTGTAGTTAATGATGAACCATCTTCGGGAGGAATGGATGTAGAATCTATAGAAGAAATTAAACAAAATGCTATAGCATATTTCCAGGCTCAAAGTAGGTCGGTAACTAAAGATGATTTACTTGTTAGAATTTATGCGTTGCCTGAAAGATATGGTAATATAGCTAAAGCGTATGTTGTGCAAGATGAACAAATAACTACACAACCTGGAGAAGAATTAACTTTTAGTAAAAATCAATTTGGATTAAATTTATATTTACTTGGGTATAATAATAATCGTAAATTAACTAAATTAAATGATGTTACTAAAAAGAATCTTAAAATATATTTAGATAGATTTAGAATGATAACAGATGCTTATAATATAAAGGATGCTTATATAGTTAATATAGCTATTAAATTTGATATATTGACAAAAAAAGGTTATAATAAAAATGAAGTTTTAGTGAATGCAATTAATGAAATGAAAAATTATTTTAATATAGATAGGTGGCAAGTTAATCAACCAATTGTAATTGCTGAGGTGGTAGCTAAGTTAATAGAAGTTGAGGGGGTGGTTGGAGTAGAAACTCCTAGTGATTCTAATCCACTAGGAACAAATATAGTAATAGAAAATAGATATGACACTGCAAAGGGATATTCAGGAAATGTATATGATTTAGGAGACCCATCGGTGATCAAAAATGGTGTAGTTTATCCATCTAGAGACCCAGCAATTTTTGAATTAAAATATCCAGATACAGATATTATCGGTAGAGTAGTGGGAGACGTATAATGCATTATTTTGAATACGCATCAGCAGACGCAACATTGTATGAGGGACCAGTTACTCAATCTCAAAATACTGGAATGGATGAAATATTAGAAATAAGAAAAGATACTAATAATAATGCTTCAATAATAAATGTATCCAGAGCGGTAATTAAATTTGATTTATCTTATATTTCACAGTCCATTCACTCTGGATTAATTCCATCTTCATCATCAGATCCAAAATTTTATTTAAATTTATATGATGCAAATTCATCTAATTTAACGACTAGTCAATCTTTATATGGATATGCGGTAAGTCAATCTTGGACAGCAGGAGAAGGTAAATTTTATGATGACCCAAAAGATGAAGAGGGAGTGAGTTGGCGATATAGACACGGAAAAGTAGATACTACTCAATGGATAAGTGGTAGTAATGATACGGGTGGAACTTGGTATAGTGGTAGCGGGGCTGAAGCTTCTCAATCTTTTGAATGGGAAACTACTGATATGCGTATGGATGTAACTGACATTGTGTGGAGATGGTTACATAGTACGGTACCAAATGAAGGGTTTATGATTAAAAGAAGTGGAAGCGTTGGCAATTCAGATTCAAATGCAGAAGAAGGAAATACTACAAAGTATGGACATTTTGCATTTTTTAGTAGAGAGACAGATACAATCTATCAACCAAAATTAGAAGTAGTTTGGAACGATTCTGTGTGGGCAACGGGTTCTTTAAATCCACTAGTTACTGCTGATTTAGAAGATTTAGTAGTTTATATGAAAGGATTAAGATCTGATTATAAAGAAAATTCAAAAGTAAAATTTAAACTTGTAGGTAGAGAAAGATATCCTACTAAAACATATTCTTCAACTACTGTGTCTGATAGTGTAACTGTTAAATATTTACCAAGTGCTTCTTGTTATTATCAAATAAAAGATGCATTAACCGAAGATGTAATGGTATCTTATGGGTCTGGTTCATATTTGTCATGTGATAGTTCAGGTAATTATTTTAATGTGTGGTTGAAGGGATTACAGGCTGAAAGATTTTATCAAATAGAATATAAAGTTGTAAGTGGAAGTGGCGTAAGTCAAACAATAAATTATTATGGTGGTGATTTTAAATTTAAAGTGAGTAGATAATGCCTTATAGTAAGGAAGAAATAAAGCATTTAGCATTTGTTAAAAGGTTACGAGAAAAAAATGCAGTTCAATATCTTGCGGATAGAGATGTATATTTAACTGAATGGGTAAATGACCCCGCATCTAGTGGAGGCCAATCTAATAATGGATGGGAAAGTAATAATGGAAAACTTTTACCAGGACAAGTTTTAAATATGGCACCTAGGACAGACGTAAATGGAAGACTGGTATATAATTTATATCAGGACATTCAAAGTGGAAATTTTCAACAAAGTATAAATTTTATTAGCCGACAAGTAGCTTATCCAGGCAGTACTATGCCTACAGAATATGATGTAGAACTTACAGTTAATTTTGTTGAAACTATCAGTCAGGGGAGAGACAGATTTGTTCCTCACTCTGCGGTAAAAGTTATAGATAATAGATTTGAAGAGGTAGATCATTTAACATCAGGTACTAGTGAATATACAAGTATTGCTGATACCACATCAGATACAACAAGCGGAGATACTGGTTCCACCAGTAGTAATTCCTCTAGTGGCGGAGGTTCTGGAGGTTCTGGTGGATCACAATATAGTAATCAAGTTACAATTACATAGTGGTGAATAAATGAGTTATTTAATTCCAGATAATATAAAAAGTAATATAAGATATGATAGGGATTCTTATAATCATGCAACTTATTCTCCGTTAGGTACGATGCAAAGTCCTATAGGTCCTAGAGATTTTATTTTAATGACTGCTGTTTATACTGATTCAGGTATTGCAGCAGGTAGTAATATTATATCACTTGATACGGCTTTAGAAGAAAACCATAAAATTAATTTAGCTGATGCAGTAAATTCGATGGGAATATTAAGTGGTAACATTACACTACAATATAGTTTTTTACGTTGTGAAGCAGGTTCACATCAAACAGTATTAATAGATAAAGAACGAAATTTTTATAGAGATACAGTTGTAACAAATAATGGCAAAATGTATAAAAATACTGTTTCTCCAGACGGAGATCCAGATGAAGCTTTTTGGGCCAATGTAATTTCATCAAACGAAAATATAGAAGAGTTTAGAGTTTTTTCTAAACGATTTACTTATGAAATTTCTAATATTTCACCAGCAAGAGATGAAATTGAAGTTAAATTAAAAAATGGTTTGACTGGGAATACATTTTACCAAAGTCAATTTGATGACTTTAAAACTGGACACGAAGATAAATTATCTTATAAGTCTGATGATATTAGTTATCAGATAGTAGATACTAATAAATTACAGGCATGGGATGCATCTAGTATGGCAGCAGGAGACCCCATTGTTTCATTTGGCAATTCACCCAACGTTGAAACTTTTTCTGATATAACAGTAGAAATTCCCAAAGCTTTTATTGTATCTACTAGGGAAGAAGAAAATATAACGGTTAATAGAGAACTATATATGGAACCTAAACCAGTTCATGTGCCTTCCGCTCAACAATCTCAAGAGTCTCCAATGGGGCAATGGGTATATGTTATAGATTGGAGTGGAAATTCTTCCTCACCTGGATCATGGATACCAAATACAGAGGGTTTAGAAATAACGGATGAGGGATCAATATTATATCCAGGAAATTTGATTACAGGTATGCCATTAGATGTAGCTTCTAATCTAGAGACGTTTCATGAAAATTCAAAAGAAACTCTTACAGATTCACTAATACCCAGTATACCATCAACAGATGATTTAATTGTATATAGTCAATCAGATATTGTTCAATATGTACCCACAACTCAAGATGTTAGTAATGATGCGGCTGCAGCCGGTGAAGATTCATATTTAAAAGGAATTAAATTTTCTGAACCTTTTAAAGCTTGGTTTAATAATAATGCTAATGGATTATTTCATCATCCCCTATATGGTAGTAAATTACCAACAGATTCGCAATTATTATTTTATTTTGTAGAAAAATCTACCTCTGGAACTTCTACTGAACATTTAGGTATGTTGCAAATATTATTATCTGATTTTCTTGTGAGTAGAGAAGATTGTATAGAGAAATTATTAGCTGATTATATGTATGTCGATCCTGACCCAACAGCAGCAAAATATTTTAGAGACGTTGAAAAGAAAGAGCGAGTTATGGTAACTGATTATGCGCCATATAGAGCTAAGCTTATTGGTTATGATCGAGAGGGTGATAAGGTAAGTTGTTTTAATATTAAACATGACTATGAGGGAGAGTGGGATGGTACGAGGAGATTAGCGCAGACAATTGAAGAAGCAGCCGAAGTAATTGGTATTACTTATGAATCTATAAATACTGATATAAAGGAAATTAATTTTTATATTGGGGCAAAGCAGATGATGGATTTAACGTATTATGCCGTTGTAGGACAATCCACATTACATCTTATTATAAATAAATTAGATTTAGACGACACAATGGTTTTAAAATTATATAATCCGTTATCAAATAATGTGCAGTTGGGTGATGATATATATTTTGCTAGGGAAGTAATATCACATAGAGAATTTGATTTAAATTTAAATAATTTTACACAACCAATAATACCAGATACTATATTGAGATTACCGTCAGGAACTTCTGGTGATGATCCAATAGTTAGAAATAGATCAACTGAATATCAAAATTGGGATGATTTATTATTTAAGAGTAGCTCATTAGCACAGGACATAGAAAGAGATATTATAAGTGGGTCTGTGAATCAAGTGCGCTTAAATATAGATTATTCACATTATGATAAATTTATGAAATTTGGTTCTGCAAAACGGAGATTGGAAAATTTTAAAACTAAATTAGAAAATATAGAATTAAATAATGCTTATAGTCAATCAATTGCAGGCACATATTATGATACAGGTTATTTGGGAAATGACCCAAATACTGCAATAGCAAGTGCAGGAACTGATGCTAGAAAATGGGAAATTGCTAATAGTAAAATTATAAATAATTTTGATGGATATGAACGATATTTGTATTTTGAAAGTTCTTCATATAAATCTGGTAGTAGTTCTCAATATTCATCAGCTAGTGTTGATTTATTATATGATGCATCATGGCCTAAGAAAAATACTACTAAACCGCATATTTTATCTGAAATAACTTCTTCAGAGGCAATAACATGGTATGATAATCAAATAATAAGTGCATCAGATTTTGATCATGAAAATAGAGATAGATTATTATATCATTTACCCGAGCATATTAGAGATGATGTAGATAATACTGCTTTTACAAAATTTGTAGATATGACTGGTCATCATTTTGATAATATAAAAAATTACATTGATAGATTTGGTCAAATTTATGAAATTGATGAACAATTAGATAAAGGATTATCTAAACAACTTATTTATAGTGTAGCAAAGGGGTTTGGTTGGAATCTACAAGACGGATATGATTTAGCTAAATTAGATAAGTTCTTTTTTGGTAAATCAGTAGATAAAACTAATTTTGCTACAACTCTTTATGCTAGCTCTTCATTACAGGATATTTCACGAGAAGTCTGGAAAAGAATTATAGCCAATATGCCTTTATTTTTAAAATCACGTGGTACTGTTGAATCGTTGAAAGGATTAATAAATTGTTATGGTATACCATCTACTATATTGAGAGTTAGAGAATATGGTGGTCCAACTATTACGGATGTAGAACCTATATATGAAACAAGTAGGAAATTTACAAAAGCTTTAGATTTTAAAGCATCTCAATATGTTTCTGGTTCTTGGTCACATTCTTTAGGATTGGGTAATGCACAAACAGCAAATTCTATGGAGTTTAGATTTAAAGCAGCATCAAGTTCTGATCAGACATTAGTTCAGGGCGGTAATGGTACCACAGGTGATCAATTTGGAATTTATTTAAAAGATAATGGTTCTTCAGATAATATTGGTAGATTATCATTTACATTAAGTGGGTCTGCTGGATATGTTACTGCATCAACTGAACCATTACCATTTTATAATGGAGATTATTGGTCTGTAATGTTGACAAAGGATACGACTTCAACTGAGTTATTTAAAGGAGAAGATGGTGTATCTAATATATTTGAAACTGGGTCATTACAATTACCATTTAAAGATTGGCGTTATGGAACTGCTACAATAGCTAGTGGTAGTACGGAAGTTTATAGTGGTCAATATTCTATGAAGGTTACTGTTAATGAAGTTAGCTCAGACAATCAATCATCAAATGCATTTACTTATTCACGACCTTCAAGTAACCGCGACGGTAATCCTACTGAAGATCTTCTTGGAGATGCGAGATTTGTAACTGCATCTAAAGGAGAACAATATGGATTTTCTGTATATGCTAAAACAGGAAATATAAATGGAGGCGACGTAGTATTCACTTGTATGGAGTTATCATCCGATGGGAGACCATTGGCTGCGGCACAGAATTTCATATGGCCGATTTCTAAAACTTGGAAAAAATTGACGACTAAGTTTAATGTTAATAAGAAAGCTACGGCACATTTAGGATTGGGTCTGGAATTTAGGCATCCACGTGGTTTATTGAATAGGACTGTATTTTTTGATGGTGCAACATTTAAAAGAATATTTGATGAGCGAAACGAAGTTGTTGCTGGAGATAATAACGTCACTTATGATTTAGTTGCTAAACAATATGATGCAGGTAGAGATGTAATTCAATATACTGGTAAAACCACTTTGGATATGCCAGGAGATCAGAATGCGGCATCAGCATCATATAATACTGCATATAATAATACTGGTTCACTTTATATAGGTGGATATACTACAAATGATTTTGGTGGACAGTTTAGTGGTTCTATGATGGAATTTAGAATATGGAAATCTAGATTAGACGAAAAATACTTTGATCAGCATGTAGAAAATCCACAATCCTATGCGGGAAATAGTGTAAGTGCTTCATTTCAGGATATTGCTTTACGATATAGTTTTAATGAATCTAAGAATCATAATAGTGACACAACTGTTAGAGATACTTCAACGGATCAATCTTCACCGATTGCTGGAATAGCTACTGGATTTGCAGATGAAACAAGTTATTCTGATGTTGTTGATAGAACAAAATTTCCACTACCAAAATTAGGTGGGATTAGAAGAAATTCAAATAAAATAAGAATTGAAAAAGCACACTATCTAGACCGAATAGGTGAAAATATAAATTTAAGTCCAACAAATAGAGTTGAAATATCATCTTATGATAGAGCACCATTAGATTTAAGTCGAGTAGGAGTATATTTTTCTCCAGCCGATGTTATAAATCAAGATATAGTGAATCAATTATCAGATTTTAATTTTGATCAGTATCTTGGAGATCCAAGAGATGACGAAGAATCTCAATATAGAGATTTAGATACTGTAAAATTAGAATATTTTAAGAAATATACTGGTGCTAATAATTTTTGGGATTATTTAAGGTTATTAAATTATTATGATCATTCATTATTTACACAATTAGAATCTTTACTACCAGCAAGGAGTCAAGCTGTTGTTGGAGTATTACTAGAGAATAATATATTAGAAAGAAATAAACAATCTACAAAACACCCAACATTTGAAAATCCAATTTTTGAAGATACTGTTAAATTAAAAGAAGAAGATGGTGGTTTTGTTTCATCAAGCGCTGTAAATAATTATTTAGAAGTTACTCAAAATGTAACTAGACTAGATAGGGAAATGGATGAAGATTCTACATATGAATTTTATTCAGATAATCAATATTATGAATCAACTATTAGTGGAGATATTTTTTCTAAACCATCAATAAGAGATTTAAATAGAGTAGATACTTTAGGACATTATGGAAGAAATTATACAACTGCTAGTATTTATTCTGGAGGCCCAACGAGTGTTTTTACAGAATCTATAAATGTAATAGATAATCAAAGAGTTTCTAACTTTAATAAAAAACCAATGTATATTTATAATAGTAAGGAAAATTTTGTACAGGGAACAGCGGCTTCTGTTTCTTTTGTAACTTCTAGTTTTGAAAAAATAACTGAATATTCAACAGGATTACGTAGAATTAATTTTGAAGGTAGTAAAAATACTGCCACTACTGCATTATCTTCATTGGATGTAAATGGTAAGAAAGATTATACTCCAGTTACCTATATATTAACAAATCCATATACATTAGTAGGTGATGCACGTGAAAGTGTACAGTTAAGAACAGAATTTGATATTGGAAACGAAAATGATTAATAAACTTAATTTATATATATTTATAGATAACAAAGGTTGTCTGTGATCATATATTACAAATCGAAGGAATTGAAAAATGGCGTATTTAAATAAAACAACTCAGGTATTGAAGGCTATTCTTACCAATAAAGGTAGAGAAAAGCTAGCTCAAGGAGCTTTTAATGTATCTCATTTCGCATTAGCAGATGATGAAATAGATTATACATTGTGGGATACCGCACATCCATCTGGTTCAGACTATTATGGAACAGTTATAGAAAATTTACCATTATTAGAACCAGTTCCAAATGAAACTAGTGTAATGCGATATAAACTTTTAAGAAGTACAGATCATTTAGATAAAAGTGCTGGAATGAAGATGGCTACTATTGGAGGTTCTTTTAATAATAAAGTAAATTCTAATAGTGGAATATTAGATTTAAGTTGGAAAAATGTTAGTAATGTTGGAGATGAGGATTCTATACAATGTACTACAGTTAATTTACATTCAAACTCTGCTCCAGAGGGATATTCTTATACATT